CAGGTCAGAAAATCATCCCGTGAGCCGATAGGGCCTTGCACAAAGTATGAGCGCGGGCTTGAAATATAAGCATTGAATCCTATTTTTGCATTTCCGAAGACCCTGCCGCTTATGATTTCATCTCCGTAAATGCTGCCGTCGCCGGAGAGCTTGCCGTTGCCGTAGACCTCGCTGTCGCCGGAGATCCAACAATTACCATCATGGCTTAGGTTTTTCTCTGATTCAATCCATCCGCCAAGGTCTCCTTTCTGAACGTCGCCAAAATCCCGCACTGCTTGGATTTTATGTAAAATATGGCCGCCAACTTCTTTGGTCTCTTCTGTTAAAATATATTTCTTTTCCATTTGACAACCTCCGTCCACGTTGATATACTATAGATAAGTTCTTTCTGTTTGCCGCGTCAGGAATTGCCGTTCCTGCGCGGCTCTTTTTATTATCTGCCATGCCTGTTTTTCAGCCTCCTATGGGTATCGTTGCTGTATTCGATCATCATACTGTCGTATTGCTTGCGCAGGAACCGCCGGACTGTGACGCAGGATTCCTGAAAAATACAGTTATGCTTCTGCATGGTCTTGCAGTGCGTGCAGCACTCCGGTATGTTCACGCCGCTTTTCTCCTTTCGCCCTTCCTCATTGCCCGAATCTTACAGCGGGCCCTCCTGCGCTCCCGGCGCTCACATATCCAGGCCACAAGGACCATCAGTGCAAACGCCGCAGAGAATATGTACAAGGTGATTAGAAAGTTCATTGCTTGTCCTCCTTTCTTATATTGTTATTTTTAGATAAAAGATAAGCATTGCTATAATAAGGGCTAACAGCAAAACACGGAAGGTCCAGTCAAGAATTGAATCTATATGTTCTCTCATTATCATACGTCCTTCTTCTCTTTTAATTTGAATCTATAGCTGTTCCAGAGCGGAATTTTGTTCAGCTTGTGTGGGCTTTTCTTTAGGTACAAACTTGAATTTAACATTTTCATATCCTTGTTCACGCCCCCAAATCTCAACCAGCACTTGTGCCACATAATCAGCGTCAAAGGGCTTGAGTATGTGCATCTTGTTTGCACTGTATTCGATCTTTTTCATGTGTTCACCTCTATTCTGCTTTGTGGAATGTCTATTCATTGTCAGCCGTTTTTTCTGGATTGTTTCCCAGTAGCCGGATCAACTCGTCAAACGTCATGCCGTGTGCCGTTCTCTCCAGTTCGTCCATTTCACGCTTGACAAAGGACGCCTTTTGCTTCAAA